ATAGGATATATATATATGTAGGGATAGCCCTCAAATCATGGGGGGACTCCAAATAAGCCTAAGTCCGTAAGAGAGAAGAGCCCAGCTCTCCAGTCACTTAACTGCTCACCTTTCCACTTATCTTTACGAAGGTACGGCGGGTCTCTCAACAGACGATCACTGACGTCGTCTATTACAACTAAATTTTCAAACTTAGGTAAGTAGGTGCTTTCTGAAAAAGGATCGTAACATTCAGGGATGTTATCAACACCTGTCTGTAAACAAAGTTTCTCATCAACAAACTTTCCTAACGTTCTCATCAAAGCACGGCCAAGTGGATTATATATGGGAATACTTGTATAGCCTTTTAAGACATCCAAGACATCCCAATAACTCCTGATCGCTGACTCTGGACATGAAATAGCCTTGACTAGATCATCTAGTCTCCTGCCAGGGAGACCCTGCCAAATAGTCGTTTTTAGCAAAGACGGCGCAAACTCAATGTCGTCCGTGCTATAAAGTTCACCACCAAACCACTCGTTAAAGTTTAAGTCTTCCGGTTTACAACTAAGGTTTGTAAGCGACTTGAACGTGTCTGTAACGTGCTTGGCATCTTCAACTTTGAACGTATCCTTGTTCAGGAAAGAGATCAAAGTGTCATCTCCAGCAACCGCTAATTTATAATCATCGGGTCCAGAGACACCAAAAATACCAGACTTCCGCAACACATAGTTAAGAGAGATCCAGTTAGCTAAAGTAACTAGAAGACTCGTAAGTGGTGAACCACTGGGAACACCACGTGTGATACGATATATGAAACGCTGCTTCACAGCAACGTTCTTATAAACGGTACTAGACATTACGAACAAGAAGAGTTTATCAATCTTACGTGATTCAGGAAAACAGGTACGTAGAAAACAAAAGGCAGCCACAAGAGTATTTTCTGTGACAGTACTATCAAATTTTGACCAATCCAATTCAAGGGTGGGAGTTCCTGGAGTAGTGAAGTCGCTGATGCGTTTCCACCCACCTAAGGTAACATCCTGTCCCATGAAGCACTCACTGGAAGGGTTAGTAGATAACACCTTTTTCATCTCTTTAATTATAGGCTGTGAGATCACAGACGCTATAAGACTATTAGGTGTCTCAGGCATTAGAACCATTCGAGACTCAGGTGTCTTGCCTTTTGACATATCTTGCTTACGTGCTCTTCCACCAACGGACCAAAGTGAGTGATCACACACTGGCGAACGCGACGTGACAATAACGTCCCACAATCTCTGAGCGATGATTAACGATCCGCCATAAGCCTTCTCCTTTGTACTACCTATCTCCCTACGCGTCACCAAGCCAGGGTTGGCTTGTGAATTCATAGTTACAGCCTTCAACCACCATTTTTCAATGACAGATGAAATCTGAGGCAGGCCAAACTTCTCTATACGATCTATCGAAAAGTCGATGAGGTCATACACAGAAGCGTTGACGGTAGAAGGTGGGGGCGTAGCCATTTCTTGAAGAAGTGATCTGTTAGTAGCCCAAGAGCCCTCTATTAACGTGTACCTTGATAAAAGTCTATCCTTCTTACCAGATAGAAGGGGGTCAAGGTGCTTAGAATCAGATATCCCGTCAAACCACCCAAGTGGTTCACGAAATTTCTGTGGCCAAGCACCAACGGGAAAGTCAGTAAGTCCAACCCACCTACAACAAGAGGTTTGTGGGAGAGGCAGAATTTTCCGTTCACTTGCAGAGAGAGGCCGATCGTATCGGAAGGGTCGTTTAAGATAAAACGTTTCCTTTTCAACAATAGGAACTCCGTCAACATTTTTAGGTGAAAAACGAGTAATCTTCTTAACATCGTCGTCAAGATCATACTCTTTTCTCTCAACTCCAAAAACTTTTGCAAGTGGCTCCTTCAACTTCCACGCTTTTTCCCTCGACGCTTTCACTGCCGAAGCAGCTTCAGAATCGTCAAAGGCAGTGGGACGTGAGTTCTTCCAGCGGTCCTTCTCACGGTACCACAAACGGGCAAGCCGGTAAGCCTTCTTTCTCGATCTTTCTAAGTAGTCAGTAGATCTTTGAAGTCCCCGAAAACAAAAGGGTCGACAAACTTGTTTGCCTTCAGATCAGCAAAAAGTTTAGTACGAAGCTTTTCAAGCAGGGACTTTTCAAGAGACTCACGTTCATTTTCAGGTTTAGACAAAATTTCAAGCTGGTCTTCAATTGGAAGGCACGTAATGTTGACCTTTAGGATCTTTACATAGGGTGTCTCCAACTTTTCAAGTTGTTCCTTCACTTCCAGTTCCTTGTTAGAAACGAAAGTAGTGAAGTCTTTCGCCTTTGCTTCAATCTCAGAGCTAGCCTTTTTCCGGATAGCATTGATTTTTGGCAGGTTTGCAGAGAGCTCGCTCCATTGCTGGGGAGTTATCCCTGCATCCCTAAAAGATTGAGGCATTTGGGTGAAAGCAGAATTATCGAAACTCCAGCTACTATACCAAGCCCGCAATTTAGGCGAGAGAGATATAAGCTTCTGAAATGTCTCTGCATCAGGAACTTTCTTGATTGAGACTTTATTAAAATCTGCCCAAGCTCGAAATATCTTACTGTCTTCTTTTATTTCATTCATTATTCATATTTTGAAAGAAGTACCCCGGTTGAAGACATGTAGCCGGGGACGGTTAGTGTCCTACACATAACACCCCATTCTTAGTAGCCTTTGACACTACAGAGTAAAGCCGTAG